CTTCTGGGTATCTTTTGTAATCTAAATATTTTAAAATTATATATTATAAAGATGAAGTAAATTTGTTGATATATTTTCTATGATACCAGAGAATATACTTAAAAGGAGTAGATATTATGAAATCAAATATTGTAAAAATTAATAAAAGTTTTAGAAAATATTTTAATTCTCATATGGATAATATTAACGAGAAACTGTCTTATATAATGATCAATCCAATAAAATATGTAAGAGTATATCGAAATTGTAAAGAAATCAAATCTTATTTATATCAGCTATCAATACTATGTAATAGCAAATATATTCATAGTAGAGTATTTGTCGAAACGATTGATAAAATCAAAACACCACTGGGATATCTTATAGCAGATGCAGATATGTTGGCTGATAATGACAAATCTTTAAAATTTACTATTGATGCTATTAATGAGATTTTCGTATTTATACGCAAGATTGAAAATTATTACTATTGTGTGTGGAATGATCCAAGTTTTGAAATTAGAAAGGAGAGTAAAAAGAAAAGAAGTGGTCATAAAGATAAAACCCTTCGTATTCAATTTAGTAATGATGTGAATAAGGTTGTTTCTAAGGAGGTAAAATAAAATGAAACCGAGAAACGTGGTCGAATTTTCTTATGATGTCAGAGCAGAAGCTATTCGGTTTTTTAATAATGTTGAAAAATATATAAATTTAATAACTACCGATTTGCAGAAAAAGGGGGTATTTAACACTTATTGTAGAACCACTTTCTATGATATTCGTCGTGAAGTCGAATTTATGAAAAGCTCGATGATTTTCGATGGTACAAGCAATATGCCAGGATTTGTATATCATCCTCAAATACATATAGATATAATTGAAAAGATGTGGGACGGTATTGGCACTTTGTTATTTAATAAGTATTTCACTGATTTGGATGATGGAATCAAAGCACATATAATACATATTAAAAGAAGTTATATTGAGTTCATTAATAGCTGCAAAATTAATGCAGAAATTGAAAAGGAGGACTAATAATATGAATAGAGTTGTAAACATTGATTATGAATTTGTAGATGTTTTATCGATTTATACTTCCGATATGAAGAATTATTCTAATAAGGTAACAAAAAATATTCCAGAAGTATTTGCGTTTGTCCCTACATGTTGTGAGCAAATAAAGATTACATCAGATATATTACGTGATATTGGTGATCATGATATAGAATCTCATACGCTGAAAACTATTCATATATCTATATTTAATCATCTTCTGGATACCATAGAGAATATGATTAATGATATTTTGTATAGCGACGGAATTTGGGATTCTGAAGATACTAAGATATCAAAAGCCGTACATGATCTGAAGAGAATGTTATACTTAACTATGATGTTTAAGAATTACTATTATTGCAATAGTAAAAAAAATGAAATAGCCATAGAGGAGGAGTAGAATTATGCTTAAGAATTCAGGAAATTTGAATGCTACTATACATTATAAGAATTATGAGGAAAATGAAAAACCTCATATCGCTTATTCAGAATATAGAGCAGAGCTTAATGAGTTATGCAATCAATTTGATGCATTGCATGAAGAGTTGGATATGATTATGCAGCATAGTAACCATCATAAATTACGTCATTCAATTGATGATGATTTGAAAGATATGAGACGTGTGGTTGAGATTCATACCATTCAAGGTAATATTATTGAGCGTATGGAATTTTTGCGTAATTGTCACATTTATATGGATGATATTGTCTAAGGAAGGAGATAGAAAATGAATAGAGTTATAAGAATTAATCGCGAATTTATAGACGCGATATCAAATTATGTTTCTGATATGAAGCAATGTAATGATAAAGTAATTGTAAATATTCCGGAAGTATTTACATTTTTTCCATCATATTGTAAACAGATAGAGACTACACTTGATTCATTGCTTTTTATTTGTGGGTATAATGCTGCATCTTATAAAATGGAAATTATTCATATATTTACAATCGATTATAATCTGAATACTATAGAGGATAAGATTAACGATATTTTGTATAGTGACAGAATTTGGGATTCTAAAGACACCAAGATATTAGAAGCAGTACACGATTTGAAAAGGATGATATATTTGACTGAACTATTTAGGAATTACTGTTATTGTAATAGCAAAAAAGGAGGAAATAAAGAATGAAGTCAAAACAACAACTATACGATGATGAAGATGTAATCAGAGCAAAGTTAAATCGTCTTAAAAACAATCTTATGTTTATAAATGCGATTAAGATAACCAATGAGAATCGCGAAGAGATTGAAAATAATCGTCAAATGATTTTTGAAAAGATGAGAAAGCTTCAAGCTGAATTATCGGATATTGTGGATTGTATCGGTTATTATAATACGTTAGAAAAACATAAGGGAGAGCTATAAGGGCTCTCCCTGCGCTTTATGCGTTTACTTTTTATTTGATAGATTCTTAAAACCATTGAAACTTATTAATATAGGCTAAATTCATTTATTTCATGGGAGGAATAAATATGTCATTACTATCCACAATGTTTAGGGAAGAAGTATCTAAAGACAAAGATTTACAGATGGCAGCAGAAGCTACTACCGATGTAGGATTTCCTACTGGGTTTCCTAATTTTGATTTTATGAATGGATATATTCAGACTGTTGATAATGATGAAAAGAATATCCATCAGCAATATTATTCTACAGGTGTTTCTAATGGCTCGTTTATTATGGTTATTGGGCGCTCTGGATGTGGTAAGTCTACATTTTGTGAACAGATAGCGGCTAATATTGTCAGACCATTTCCTAAAGCAATGGTATTTGAGGATTCCTCTGAAACACTCTCTATGACATGGCAGAGACGAGAACTTTTAACCGGGTATCATGGAGATGAATTAAAGAAAAGATACATTATCAGAGACTCTGGTATTACGGCAGAAAACTTCTATAAACGAATTAAGATGATTTATAATTTGAAGATGGAGCATAAAGATGAATTTATGTATGACACAGGAAAATTGGATACTTTTGGTAATCCAATCATGATGTTTGAACCCACTGTATATATCTTAGATTCTATTGCTCTTTTGATGCCAGAAAATGTATTAGAACAAGATGAATTGTCTGGTGGTATGTCTACGACAGCAGGAGCTAAAGTCATCACTCAGGTTTTCAGAGGAATTATTCAGATGCTGAAAGCTGCTAATATCATTCTGATTGCTGTTAACCATATTTTGGATGATGTATCTATTAATCCAATGATGCATAAGAAAACTGCATTGGCTTATCTGAAACAGGGTGAAACTCTTCCAAGAGGTAAGACAATTATCTACTTGGCAAATACTATCATTCGATTGGATGATGTAACCAAATTAAAATCGGATGAGAAGTTTAAAGTTCCTGGATCATTAGTAGACGTTACATTGGTAAAATCTCGCTCTGCAAGAGCGAATCAGAAGACCACTTTACTTTTTAATCAGAATACTGGGTTTGATCCTGTATTGTCTGCTTTCTTATTTATGCAGGAACGTGGTAGAGTTCATGGAGCAGGAATTGGTTTGTATATAGATGAGCATAAAGATATGAAGTTCTCTATGGGTAACTTCAAAGATAAGATGCAGAAACCAGAGTTCTATGATATGTTTATGAATGCATATTCTGAAGAATTGTTTAAGATTCCTCAATTAATTGGAACAGGCTCTGCTGATTTTAGCGCTAAGATGAATAATGATATGATGGCCAGACTTAATGCCGCAAAGTAAGATTAAGACATATATTATATTTAGGAGTAGTTCAAAATGTATTTAAGTTTAAGGAGAGTTAAATACGATGGCGAATAGTCTGGACTTACAAGGTATAGCAAATGAAATTGAACAAAACTTACCGTCTAGAGAATACACATTAGGAAAGGGACTATTACAACCCTTTAATGAAACAAATTCTGGTTCCAGAAAAGTTATGCAGGGAATTCAGAAAGAACAATCTATTCAATTATGTGAATCGGAAGTTCCGATTATTATGACAGGGTATGAAAACCAATTCGGTACCCTGTCATCTAATTTTATTACAGCAGATGCAAATTATACAGTCATTGATAAGATCCATAAGAATGGAAAGAAATATTGTATTCTGTTGCATGATATTGATAACAATATTCTTCACTCTATGATGAGAACAGAATATGAATATCATACAGAACTCTATGGATTCAATATCAACAGCGAATTCTTAGATAACTCTAAACCAGGAGAGTTTATTGCTAAAGGAACTCCATTGGTTAAGAGTGCTTCTTTTGATAAGTATAATAACAAGAAAGATGGAGTCAATCTAACCACTATTTATATGGCACTTGGACTGACTACAGAAGATCCTATTGTCTTATCACAAACTGCTGCTAAGAAATTTACAGCTCCCATATTTAATGAAGTGGAAATTATTATCAATGAAAACGATATTCCATTGAATTTGTATGGGTCTGATGAATACTATAAAGCATTCCCAAATATTGGGGAATATATCAACAACAACATTCTCTGTGCTATTCGTAGAGAACGTAAAGATGATGAAGCTTTATATTCTCAGTCTAAAGACAGACTGAAAACGTTAATGGTATCTGATACTCCTTATATATCGGAAGGAGAAGTTGTAGATATCGATATTTATTGTAATAATCCAGAAAAACTGCAGGATATGTATTACCAGCAGTTAAAGGAATATTATGATAAGAATATGGATTATTGTGTTAAGTTGTATACAACAGTAGATCGCTTTATGAAGAGTCATCCAAAAGTAACGATGTCATATGACTTACAGAAAGAATATACTAAGTGCAAAGATACAGCCAACAATATTCCATACATCAAGGACAAAGTATTTAACAATGTCGTTATGAGAATTATCACTCGTTCCAATAAAGTTTTGAATGTGGGCGATAAGATCACAGATAGATATGGCGGTAAAGGTGTTGTCTCGGCTATTTTACCAGATAATCAAATGCCACATTATCTGAGAAACGGGGAATATCATGCGGTAGATGCGATCTATAACAGTTCAACCATCATCAACCGTTTAAATCCGGGACAATCTTTTGAGACAGAATTGACTTATATTGCTGCTAAGATCTTAGAGCATATTGGTCAACTGTTTTATACAGCCAAAGAGCAAGACAACAAGTCTGGAATGGGGTATACGGCAAATGTAGACGCATTGATTCCTATGATGGAAGAAACAGTCTACACTTATATTCATATCATTAATCCGGAAGAAGCCGATGACTGGAAAGACTTAATGAACAAATCGACTATGGAAGAAAGACGATTCTATATGGAATCTATGATTAACCAGGATAGTATTAGTCTGGTTATTGTTCCTATGAAGAATATTATGACCATAGATCGATTAAAAGAAGTATATGATGCTTTTCCGTGGATCCAAGAAGAATATTTATATGTGCCTCAAGTGGGATCTAATGGACAAGTCAGAATGGTCAAAAATAGAAGACCAATGATTGTAGGTAAGAAGTATATCTACAAATTAAAACAGCTGGCTAAAGAACATTTTTCTGCTGTATCATTGGCATCTACCAATATACGAGGAGAGAATACAAAAACCAAAGCCAGCAAAATGCATATATCTCCTATTCCGAAGACTCCGGTGCGAATAGGAAATATGGAAGCTAGCGAACTAATGCAGCTTCCAGAGTGCCAGTTTACTGTAGAAGCATTTATGATGCTGTCTACTTCTCCAACAGCCAGACGATTGATGGAACAACTCTTAATAGGGGATCCATTCGATCGTAATATTGTATTGGATGAAAACGCAAAATCCAGAAACGTAGAGATTGCCAATGCATATCTCAAATGTTTAGGATTACGTTTAGTCTTTGAAAAAGAAGAAAAGCATACGCCCAGTGGGATTATGATTGATGCCATTCATAGGTATGAATCTCCTGCTGATAAGGTAAAAACAGACGCGATTCGACAAGTACCGTTTTATGTTACTTATAATGGCTATGTAGATGTTCTAAACGAACTTACAAAAAGATATTATAAGTATAATAAGACTAAGTCATCTGACGATCAAGCTAAAATTTTCGATAAGATGTTTGATTTGATGCAAGAGGCAAAAACGGATAAACAGTTGATGACTCTTGTTAAGAATACGACAGATTTTAGAAAATTGCAAACAGCAATGCTCGTCGATGCTGTACACAAATTCTAAGGAGAATAACTATGAGCAATTCAAAAGATGAGTTGCGAATTCATGAAATCCTGATTAATCTTGAGGCTGGTAAGAATATTCTTACCAGCCCAGATATTGTCGCAATTAATCAGATATGTAGTGAATTCCTAAATGGAACTATGTATTCCAATGATTTAGAAACCATTCGAGAAATATTGGTGATATCCAATATTCTGTACAATAATACAGATATGGATATTTTACCATTAGAAGATGGAATCTATGATTTAGTGGTGGTAAAGTATAATAAACTGACGGGAGGAAAAGCGCCTGTTGGAGCACCACCAACAAACAATTTGAAACTAAATACAAAAGACTTACGAAATATTGCAGAAAACAAGTCTATGGGAATTGATGCTATGATTACTATTCCCAAAGATAAACAGACATATGCAGCTAATATCTTATTCAATAAATATCCTGTACGAGAAGAAGATTTTATCGTAGATACTTCTGATCATACAGTAGCCAATAAGCTGGTTAGAGATACCACACCATCTTATCCAGAATTAATCGGTACATTAGACAAGTGTAAGTTTGTCAGTATGTATGATGCTATTAACTCTGGAGTCAAAGAAGATGACGAATCTGTCATTGCATTTGATAGAGATTTCTTAACACCAACTTATCCCTATGCCGAACAATCTGCTTATCAGAGAACGGGATTGGCTAAACCAGAAATGATTTTGGAATTAAAATATGATGGTGTATCCGTAGAAGCAGAAATACAAGGAGATACCATTGTATTTGCCAATAGTCGAGGAGATACAGCTAATCAACAAGCTACCGATTATACGGGTATCTTTGGTGGTAAAAAGTTTATTAGAGCCAAAGGAATGGATCCTAATGTAAAATTTGGGATGAAGTTTGAGGCTATTATTACATATTCTAATTTGATGAAATTAGAGCAGATGTTTGGAATTAAGTATAAGAATCCCAGAGTGGCTGTATCTGGTTTATTAGCCAATGCCAATGCGACCATGTATAGAGATTTTATTACATTGGTTCCTATTAAAACATCTGGTATACAGTTTGACTCTGTTGCACAAGAAATAGACTGGATGAATCAATATTATTCGTCTGGCGTAGAAATGCGATATGTACTAATACGTGGAAATTATTATGAATTGGTGGATCAGATTAAGCAATTTACAGAAGAAGCAGAATATATGAGGACTTCTATGAACTTTGCTTATGATGGGGTGGTTGTCTCTTATACTGATCCTAATATGAAACAAATCTTAGGAAGAAAGAACAGTGTAGACAAATGGTCGATTGCTATTAAGTTTAATGCAAAAGCCAAGAATACTTATTTCATGAAGTATGAGTTCTCTGTAGGACAGGATGGACGAATCACTCCTATCGGATATTTTGCTCCTGTAGAGTTCTTTGGAACCACTCATGATAAGACAACTGTTCATTCTTATAAACGGTTTATGGAACTTGGATTAAGAGAAGGATCAATTGTCAATATTAAGTATAATAATGATGTGATCTGTTATCTGACCAAACCAGATATATCTTATAATGCAAGAATGGATAGAGAACAACCTCCTATTCCATTTCCAGAATATTGCCCATCTTGTGGACAAGAAATCACGTTTTCAGAGTCTGGAGACAGTGCATGGTGTACTAACCCGTATTGTCCCGAAAAAGTGCTGGCACGCGTTTCGGGTATGCTCAAAAAGCTCGGAGTTAAGGACTTTGGGAGAGCGCAATTAACAAAATTACAAGTCACCAATTTAACGAGCTTCTTACATATACAAGAAAATAAAGCCATAGAATTGTTGGGAGAAGTTAATGGACGAAAGTTGATGTCCAGAATACAGGATCTCAAAACAAAATCTATCTATGATTACCAAATCGTAGGAGCTATTGGATTTAATGGAGTCTCTCAGTCCAGATGGGAAAAGATCTTACAACATATTCGTTTAGAAAGAATTGTAAAAGCTAATTCTAAAGATTTGTTTGATATGATCTATAACATTCCTGGAATGGGTAGAACTATAGCAGAATCTATTGTATATGAAAGGAGTACAATTATGAAAGAAGATATGGAAACGATCCTATCTATGCCCAATGTTATTCAGACATATGGACAGAAACAGACATTACCAGAAGTTCGTTTCAGTGGTGTTAGGGATAAGCAATTGGAACAAGAGTTTAATTCTCATGGATTTAGTGCAGATGGAGATAAATCTGTAACTAAAAATACTATGTTCTTAATTGTTCCCTATGATGGGTTTACTTCTTCTAAAGTAGAAAAGGTAAATAAAATGGTCATGCAGGGTAAGTCAAAATGTATGATCATGAATCCTCAGACAGCCTATGCTTACTTACAAAACTTGTCTGGAAATTGAAATCAAAAGTTACACAAACACAAATATAATTACATAATATATTAACGAGATGGGTAATTTGTACCCATCCGTTCAATATAGTTATTTATAGGAGGAATTGACATGAAATTTGAAGAAACCACACTGAACTCAATCTTAACAAAAGATTTGATTGATGATGGTATTAATTGGCCGGCAGGGTATACAACGTATATCTATAAATTCTTATTTGAAGCCACTGCCGCTTATTTGGGAAAAGTCAAAGCTGAAGATGATGGAGTGCCTCATGCTATTGTAATCCGCAACGGGGATTACATGAATTGTATTGGCGCTGCCGAAAAGAATAAAACAGCTCCTATTGTGTTTGCTGCTATTGTATCTAAGCAGAAGAATGATGATAGCGATTCCTATACATTGAAATATACATTTAATGAAAAAGATATTCCGGAAAATGCAAAAATTGCTGAGTTCAATGATCCTGTTGTGGTTCCGGATCTGGCAAGTACAGCATTTTACAAGTTCCGTATTCAGTTCCGTCCAGTAGAAAACGGAATTGACTATATGACTCATATCACATTGACAACTATCCGTTCTCTGAAGAAATGGTATAATGAGAATGTGAATATTGATCCTGTTTTGGAATTGAAAGATTATTTCAAGATGGAAGGTTCTGTTGAAAATGGAAAAGTTTCCATTAATGTAACTCCTTCTGAAATTCTGAAACAGCATATCAAAGATGATGAGTCTGTAGAAAAGAAAAAGAAAGACAAAGTTGCTTAATTATCCAACCTCCTAAGCATATATAAGATGGGAAGGAGGAGCATTACGCTCCTTCTTCTTTTTTAACCTAAAGGAGTCATGCAATGTACATTGCAAAGAAAGTTGTCATTAATCGAAAGACAATGACGATCGTCACAGAAGACGAACTGCAAAGAATGTATGATAAAGATCAATTGATGGATGATATCTGTCTTGAAAAGGGTGACTACGTATATCCAATCTATAGTCGATATAGACCAGATGTACCATCCGCATTTGCAAATAAAGCAGCCATTATTTATACAGAACCAACAACAGAAGAAGAGAAAGCAGAATATTCTTCATCTAAGATTATAGATTTTAGTTCTAAGAATATCAAAAATTTTGCAGATCATATTAAAATGATTGATGCATTAAAATCGGAACAGAGTATTGGACTCAGTACACTGAATAATGCATTAACATTACCATCGAATGAATATGACTTGCCAGAACTTAAGATTGTAAAAGAGGCTATTAATGCAAAGCATATTGATGCTGATGCATATAAAGATAAATTTCCTTCTACGTCAGATTTCAATAATGATTTGAGATCGTTAAAGAATCCGGCGACACATGCTATATCGTTTCTTAAGATTAAGAGAGTTTTAAAGTCTTTTGATATTGAAGCAGAATTGGTGATTAGAGATAAAGAAGGAGCTCTTAATCCAATGGGTAAAGAATTTAGAACTGTTCTGACAGAGGAGACCTAATATGAACCAGTATGAGTTTATCCATAAGTATATTGATAATCATATTGATAAATTTAACAGCGATCTGTTTCGACGTTCTGATGAAGCCATCATAGATCAGGTTGAAAAGATTATTATGTCTTGTCAGACCAATGGAATATTTAGTATTCAAGTCAAAGGATTTACAGTTATCAATGACTATATTAAAATCCAAGAGACGTTACGGAACTATTATGATGCTTCCAGACGTACCAGTCGTTCTACCAAAAGAGGAGAAGATGATAATCGATATAATTATATTGATTTGAAAGATTCTGATTTAAAACTTTTGGTAGTACATTATCATATCAAAGTCAAAGAGGAAGAAGCAGATTGCGATGTATTGATCGAAATACCCAGGATAGTCAATAAGTTCTATTTCTATATCAATGGAAACTACTACTCTCCTATGTATCAGATCGTTGATGCATCTACGTACAACAACATGTCTGCTAAGAATCAGAAGACCCATTCAGTAACGTTTAAGACCAACAAGAATCCAATACGAATCTATAAACATGATTATCCAGTTTACGATACGAATGATGAATGCCATGTTTTAACCCAATATGACTGTAATGTATTTAGTAAAACAGTACCCACCATTATGTATCTCTTTGCTAAATATGGATTGACCAATGCATTAGATATATTGCAGTTATCCAGCTATATTTATATCGGGTATGAAAATCTGGCTGATGAAAATCATTATTCTTTTAATAGTGCACAGATGAAATATTCTGGTAATAGAGAGAAAGACATCTATATCACAATTCCTAAGATCTTTATTGATCGGAATCCTGTAGTGCAGCATATTCTGTATACTATACTAACGTCGATTGATAATGACTGCATTGTACAAGATCTCTATACCAAAGCATTCTGGACAACTAAACTAGGAGGACGTTTCAGTTCTGCTAATAAGTTAGAAAAAGGGTATTCTGTATTGGAATCTATGGAGGGAATTCTGGATATCAATATTCAAGAGCAGCTTCATTTGCCCTGGGAATATAAGAAAGATATCTATAGAGTTCTCTTATGGATGATTTGTGAATATGGTTTACTTAGATTAAAAGATAACAAAGATATTTATACCAAGAAACTCAGATGTGCAGAATATATCGCTGCCATTTATGGGAATAAATTATCGACTGGTATTTATCGACTCTGTTCTATTGGAAAACGAGTAGATATACGAGCCGTTAAGAAGGTTATCTATACTAAGCCAGATTATATTATTTCAGAAGTATCCAAATCGCAACTGGTTAACTTTAGAAATATTGTCAATGATATGGACTCTGTACTAGCTACTAAGTTTACTTATAAGGGAATCAGTGGTATTGGAAATAACTCTAAGTCATTCCCCGAACAAATGAGACTGTTAAATATTTCAACAATGGGTATATTAGATCCAGATGCTTCCTCAGCGTCCGATCCAGGAGCCAGTGGTTCACTTGTACCGTTTGCACATATAAATAATAATGGATACTTTTCTGCAGCAGATGAACCTTTGACTTGGTATACAGAATTGGGCAAATTGTCTGATGAATACACCAAGACTAGAGGATTAGTAGAAGCTATGGAATTCAAACGAAATGTATTAGGTAACGAAACATCGCAAGATGACATGGCTGTAGCTAAACAGTCTGAAAAGATGGTTGAAAATATTAATAAATCTCTCTCAGAGATTGTAGAGTCAAATGATCAAGTGTTAAAGAAACATGTTGATTCATTAACAGGTTATTCATTGGAAGGAAGTGGGCTTATTTATTATGAGTAAGAATAATATCTATTACAGAGTTTTTGTATTTTCTCAGACACAACAGGATAAGCTGATTGATTTAGAAAAATCAAGAGGCAATGTTGCTCCTGTATTTGGCAGGGTTACTGTTCGAGGATCTCAAAAGACATATACCGATATTTTAAGATCCAGAGAAGATATCAGATATCCAGATTCTAGAGTATTGATTGAAGGGGATATCAGAACCATCAAATATACCGAATCTACTATAGGGAAGTGATTGGTATGAAAGAGAAAGCGAAAAAGTTGGTTGATGCTGTTACATTCAACCAATTCGGAACTTGTCCTATCTGTAAGAAGCCGATGATGTTATTGAAGTCTGATTATAAGGCTTTTACATTATCGTCTTCAGGATGGATTACTAGTATGGTGGATCAAACGGTTGATTGGGAAGTGGTATGCCCCAATTGCCAACATCATCATACCATGAAAATTACCAAGAGAGGATTGACTCCTATTGAATTGGCAGAAGACGATGATGATCGTTTACCTATTTTGGAAGACAATCCAATTGGTGAAGTATTCATAGAGGAGAAATGACATGGAATGTAAGCATTTATATGAAAAAGTGAAAGAGTCAAATTTTCTTGAAACATTGTTTTATCATTGGGATGAGTGTAACTATCTTGCTGTTAAAGAATATGGTGAGATGCCATTAGACAGTGAAGATCGTTTGTATAAACGGACCAAGCTGAATAAAACATTGACCAAGATCTTGAATGATTGTGGGAAATGGAACATTGTAAAATGCCATACACATCTCTATGGAGAGGATGAACATAAAGCTCAAGTTATTGGTGGTCGTAAATTTACAGCCAGATATAATTCTGGAGGAGAAGACAGACTTATCAATGCTCTTTGTCAGTATCTGATTGCTTCTGGAGAATATCCGTGGGTATTAGAATATATAGATAAAAATTCTAAGTATTATATTCACGACGGATTCTTCAGAGATCTTTTATTTACAGAATTGAATGAGCATATTGGTCATCCATCTCATCAACGAGTTATTGGTTCTAAGCTTTTAGGCTAAGAAATAAACAGACGGTTTGTTCCGTCTGTTTATTTTTTTTTGTGTATTTAGCCAGCGAACTTTATAGTAACGGTAAATCTAATCAAATTTGTTTACTTGGAAGGAGTACTGCCAATGGAACCGACATCAACAAAGCTTGTTGATACACTTAGAGATTGGAAATCTCTGGGAGCAGACAAAAAAGAGTGTTTTAGAAAATTGATAGAAATTTTCAATACAGAATATTTTGATATAGATAAAGATTATAGAGCCTATCCATTGAGTTTGTTAAGAGAAATCATTGAAAGCAGAATCAATGATAAGGTTTCTGTTTCTGATATTATGAGCGTTATATCGGATATTATAACCGATGATAAATTGATCGATGATCTTAGGAATACAGCCTCTTTATATGCAGATATTAAGAGAGTATCCACCAACGATGAAATTATTCAGAAACGGTTTAAACATATGCGTATCCGTTCTATGGATGACGATACATGTAGAATAGCTAGGTCTAACTTTAATTTCATTCTTATGTATGAAGTATGCCAGAAACTGGATACCTATACCATTACTCTTCCAGAGAAAATTAATTTGATGGTAGAAGAATTGGTTTATCTGTTTAGTCGGTTTGATCGTAAGTTTGTAGATAATATTACAAATAAGAAACGTATCATTCTGACTGTTTTCTCTTATATCTTTGCTGTGTATTCCGGAGAAAGTATACCGAAAGATATCATTCATAAAGTGATTATTGCAGCCATTGGTAAATTAGAAGCATCTGCCTATTTGAATATTCATATCTTAGGAAAAAGTGAATTATACAAATATGCTAAGTCATTATGCGAACAGGATGCTACTCTTGACATTGGTGCAAATAAATATGTCAATATTATTGCAGATTATCAGAAATCTGGAAAAATCAATACTCATTTTAAAGATATGATGAGAGCATTAGGCTCTCATGTAAAGATGACATGCGATATCGTGGATGCTTTAAATCTGATTTATTTGTATTATATCTTTACAGATAAGTATAAAAACTTTGAAGATAAGGCATCTTGTAAAGACGCTATCAAAGAATTTTCTAAAGGCGTATTATACTCCAACAGATTCGATGATATACTGACTATCTCTAAATCATATATCGATTATTTGATGGAATTCCAGTATTCTCTGAAGAATGATGTACAGTCTGATGATAACGAAATATCTGAAAGAGCATTGGATGCTATTAAAGATATTACCAAAGTCATTGAAGATATTAGAGAAGATATTGATGAATATCATATCAAAACCCATGCTACCCCTATGACAGATGATAAAGAAGATGATGGTTTAGGATTTCATGGATTATCAGATTATGAAAAAGATGTATTGAAGAAATTTATAGAATCTGTAGCAGTATTTGATGCTATGACAATTGATCGGGAAGCATTCTCTCAGACATTTGGGAATCCTGAAATCTTAGCAGAATGCCCCAATAATATCATTGATACAATTACAAAATTTGTTATCGATTATCCGAACGTCATCAATGAAGCTGAATTCGTCAATGCTCTTGATGGAGCTTATAAACACATCTCCACCAACTTATTTAAAGACGATCATATCAATCCAGACTATATAACTAAACTATCTACTATCAAAGCAGCACAGACTGCTATTTCTGATAAGAACCAAGAAGAAATGAAATCTATGTTGGTAGGTGGCTCTTCTAATATTACTCCCTATAAAGATATTAATATTACAGATATGCATACCATAGAAGATTTCAATATCAATGATATCAACGATATTAAGAAATACTTAGATGAGAACCAGTTATCTATGGCCAGAGCGATTCGAGAAGCAGAATGTATCAATACATCTGCTCAGGATATCGTTCAGGAAATGAAAATTAGTTCTTATGTAACGTTGGCATTAGATAGAGCTAAGAAAGTCTTTGATACACTGAATGATAAACAGAAAGCTGCATTTACTACAATGGATCGTATTGCTCATTCTATAGAAACATGGGACGATAAAGATGAACGCGATGATGCTCGTATGAGAATCGTCAATGGAAAGATGCTACCTGCTTTATCCAAATGCTTTAAGACTGTATTGGCAGTAGGAGCATTGTCTTATTTTGTTTCTATCTATTTAGGCATTGTAGCTTTAGTCATGAAGTTTGTTAAAGCTAAGAATGCCGAAAAGAAAGAACGCCAGGCTATCGTTGATGAATTGGAAGTAGAGTTAGAAATGATTGATAAGAGAATCAATCACGCTTCCGATAATGGTCGTACCAAAGAAGAACGCAATCTGAGATTGTTAAAGAAGAAGTTAGCAACTCGGTATACACAGATTGCTTTGAAGAATATCGATAAATGGGATGGTTCTGTTGTTATGAAGACTGACGCAGAAGGCACCGTTTCCAAATATGCATTAAAAGACGAATAATGGAGGATCTTATGAACTATAATGAAGATACGTTAACCTCCAAAGAACGTAAGACAATAGATGATTCTCAGTTTGGATTACCAGAAGAAAGAAAGTATCCATTAACGGATGCAGCTCATGTAAAATCTGCTATGGCGTATTTCAGATATTGTGATGCAGATAAAAAATATGCGTTGGCTAAAAGAATCTTAAAAGCTGCTAAGAAATATGATGTAAAAGTATCAGAAGATTCTGCTGTATATAAAGCAGCTCATGAAGATGCTGACTTTATGTATACAATGAATGAAGAGTATTATGATAATTCCAGAGTTATCTTAGAAGCAGATGATGATGACTTCACCAATATGCTGGAAGATGACGATGATGATAAGAAAAAGAAAAAAGAAGATACGGATAATGAAGAGCCTGAAAACTTCTCTGATATCACAGACGCAGAAGACGATAATGATACTTCTTTTACAGACCAAGCAGATAAAGATGCAGAAACAGATGCTATAGAAAACGGAGATAAGAACTTCACAGACTTATCTGATACAGAAGATAATAAACCAGCTGAAGAACCTGTTGAAAATCAACCAACTACAACAGATGAACCACAGACTACAGAACCGACAGATAATGCTGAACCAACTTCAGAAGAACAACCTGCTCCAGATCCAGATGCCAGTGGAGATGATCCCGGAGAATTTTCTGATATGGGAGATACTGATCAAGATCCCACAGACAATCCTGCTGGTGCTGGGGATACTCCAGAGGATGGAACAGATGATTCTGGTGATTTCTCTGATATGACAGACGACGGAGAATCTGCTGAAGGAGATCAAGCTACGGATACTGCAACAGACACTACTCAACCTGCTGCATCTGGTGGAGATCCTGAATTACAAGAATTGCAGCAGAGTGCATTCTCCAATTTATCTGAAGAACAATTACGTATTCGTGCTAATAATATCAAACAGTCTTTTATAGACTTACACAATGATATTGTTGATCTGGGTGATAGATTGGTAGTTGTTAATAAGAATACAGATAATATTGCTTCAGTTAACTTTGTTACCAATTCTCTGAATGAATTAAAAGAGATGATTGTTGATGCTGTATCCGATTCTTTCGATACAAGAACATTAGTTGAAAACCAGGTATTATTACAGAGATTTATTGCTCATTACGGTATGTTGGTTCATATTATTGAAAAACTTCCCTCCAAAGCCAAATCAAAAGACTGATATTTACCATAAATACACATACTCCATATGGAGTATGTGTACATTTTTGACGTTTCCTAATCTAATAATCAGAACAGTAATGTAAGGTCGTAAAAGTAACCAATAATCTGATGATTTAATAAAGGCCTTCTAATTATTTATTAAGAACTGAATCTGATATATGGATATCAGATGTGGTACACTTGTTTCGGGGATGAAACCAGCTTGCTGGTGAAACAATGGATATTGTATCTATACTATATAGAAAAGGAAAGATCTTAGTAATGTATTGGAACACACCTGTGTATACTTCTACAATCAAACAATAATAGGAAGTATACAGGTCTATATTAAAAGCAGAGGAATGGAATCACAAATTCTCTTTTCGATCTTAAGAGGGTTAAAAGATTCTTTCTGATTCTTTTAACGAAAGTCTAAAGAAATATCAGATTGTTTAATAAAAAGATAATAAGAAATGTGTGTGAAACTAACGAATAAAACTTTATAAAAACCTGGTTAGAGATCTCAATCAGGTTTAGATTAAAGGAGGAAAGTTAATAATGGCTATTCTTAGCTCAATTGATAACAAGAAACTCGATCTCCGCGGATATGCATCCGATCCGATGCATGCTGTTGCAGAACAGTTCCTTGACGTTGCAAGAGGTGTTCATCAGGAATCTGGCTATGATATCTTCAGAAATCCTGGCGAATTCTTCACAAGCGATCTTGCTAAAAACGAAATGAAGAAATCCTTCGTAGAAGGTTCCTTCGATCAGAATGATCCGAGATTCCAGAGCGCTGATGCTGTAGCTGAACATGTTGACAACATGGAAGCATTGTTCGAAAACGACGTAGCACAGATCCAGCAGGAATCCACTACACTTGGTGCTTATAACCCTGTAATCGGTATGGCTCTCCCGATGCATAAAAACATCCTGATGAACGCTGTATTTGATCAGGTTATGCCGAAAGACGTTGCACGTTCTCCGAAGTTCACACTGACCATGGAAACTCGTACCATGGTGGATGTTGATGGTAATGAATTCGACATCTTCGCAGAACAGAACAAGATTAAACCGGCAGTCGATGCTTCTATTCCGTCTGTTGATTTCTTTGTTGCTGCTACTGCTGCAGGTGCGCTGACTGGCGATGTAGCTCCGAAAGAAATTATCGGTTCTGCTGCTTCCCTCGGTGGTAACGGTGCTCGTGGCGATGCTCTGAACGGAAACCTCGTTCATGACGTATTTACCGCTGACCAGGTTCCGGATCGTATCCTCAGAAACACAACTCTCTCCATGAAGACCATGGTTAAGAGAATCATCGTTACAGGCTATGCTGCTGAAGGTGACCTGATTTATGATGATGCAAACCGTAAATTCAAAGTAGCTGAAACTGCTGACGTTGGTGCTGGCAAGAAACTGGTATTCGACGTTGACGGTATGTTCAACCCTGGCTATGGTGCTATGGATCGCGTTCTCAACAAGAGAATTGCTCTCTCCGTACCGGCTACTGCTACAACTTCTGTAAAAGTTACCATCAACCTGATGGGCAATGCTTCTCAGGGCAACAAGATTATGCTCATGAGCGCTCCTGCTATCAATGCTGATACTGGTGCAGTTATTGCTACAGGTAATGCTGGCTTTGTAGAAGGCGTTATTATCCATGCAGTTGTTGACGTATCTACAGCTCAGTTCCCGACCGTTAAATTCAAATGGTCTGCAATGACTAACTTCTACGAAATTCCGGAAGCTCCGCACATCACCTGCACAGTATCTCCGGAAGAAGTTAAAGATATCCAGGCTCTCTACGACGTAAACCAGGTAACAAAACTTATGTCCATGATGAGACTTGGTCTGCTCCACTGGAAGGATGACTCCATTCTCCAGAACCTGAACGATAGCTTCCTCACCATGCCTGATGTAGCTAAAGTTTCTGGTGCTTTCGACTTCGCTCCGCCTCTCAACTACAACAACAACCCGGTTGAATGGCGTAAAGTTATGTTCATGGATAACCTTGATCAGTACGTAACCCGTATGCTCCAGGTTCTCAATGATGAAAATATGACAGTTGCAGTATTCGGACGTCCGGATCTCATCCGTCGTATTTCGCCGCAGTCCTACACCTATCAGACACCGTCCAACATCGGACCGGTTGAGCTTGATTTCAAACGGACTGTTGTAACAAGCGAACATCGTGTTTACAACTTCATCTCCTCTCAGAAGATGAGAAATAACAATAACCTGATTGTACTGCTCATTCCTAGAAATAGCATGCGTATTACCTACAAGGTTATTGATTATCAGATGTATATTTCCAGCGAAATTCGTGATACGGTACAGTATCAGACCCCGGCAATGACCTGCTTCGAACGTTGGTTGTTCCTGCAGTATCAGCCTGTACAGGGCCGTATTCGTATCCTGAATCCGTCTGGCCTCAGGGAGAACGTAGCTATGGCAAGCGACAATGATTACATCGGAATCAACGCTATGAACGACAACACAGCTAATACTGAACAGTACAGCTCTGAAGTTAACGGCGTAATTGATGCCGCAGAAGGCAGCCCGACTAAGGGTCATATCAAGATTCCGGCTAAACTGAACAACATTCCCTAATAGCTGAATCATATTACAGATTTAATTGGCTAGGGGTAGTCTATATGGCTACCCCTGGCTTTTTATATTTCTGATGAAAGGAGGACAACTTAATCTTGAATAAAGATCAAATCTTTGGATATATTGGTGATCTGAATGGCGATATCATTAATCTGAAAATGAGACCAGGAGATACAACTGTGTTGAACGCTATCAAAGAGACGTTGAACAAATTGTTTCCTGATGCTGTATGTAGTGATGTAACGTATACATTGAATACAGACAAACAGTTCTTCGGAATTATTGTTATGCCAGTGCTGTCTGCACAGCAGGTTACTGAGATTATGACTTCTGATGATGAATATAGAATTAAATCTTATAAAGTTGAACTGGATTCTAAATTGTATTCTCCCATTCATGAATTGGATACTGATGAGATTGTATCTTTGCTGATTCATGAAGTAGGTGTATTGGTTACCAACGAAACACCTATTCGTAATGCAAGATACTTGATCAATTCTTATCTGACATATTCTAATACCACAATAAGACTGTCTGATTATATCAGCTATATAGAATTATTGGGATTTGGTATTAAAGAAGCTGCCAGACGGTCAGTATCTATTTTCCACAATGAGTATATGATTCCATTCCAGCTTGATGAAGCGTATGATTTAACTAGTTTCTTAAAATCAGCTATTACGAAACTGGAAGGACAGTCCAATACTTATGGTACAATGGTAGACTCTAAGTCTATTATTATTAAATGGGTACTTAGATTGTATAAGAATATTTTGAAGTATCGTATTCAGGCTATTCATACCCTCCAGAAAGGGATTGATATCAGTGGTTCTCGGTACGAACAATTAGAAATGGATAAGATTATCCGTAGATTGAAACGAATCGATGACCATTCACTGATTACTGAAGCATCCGCATCAATTATGCGATTCTTTGATAAGAATAAGAAAGCCAGCAGCAATGCATTAGAACGTTTTAAAGCTAATGGCGTTAAGGCTTACTTTGATGATTATTATACCATTCAGTTTGAAGTGAACAATATGGATGATGATCGTGCTTTGGCCATTATGCTTTTGCATAAGATCAATTCTAGAATGTCTGTGATTGATGATTATATCACCACAGAAGATGGATTGAGTGTGCAGACTGTAAAACAATTACAGGATCTCTACCAAAAGTACGATAAACTGAGATATACTATTTCTTCTCAGAAGTTAAAATCTCCAAGAACTCTTCTTATTAATTATGGAGATGATTAAACATGGATAAGTATACTTCTATTCTAAGAAGTTTATCCAGGTATACTGATACTCTTGGAGCTACGATTCTTACATTTAAGAATCCAATTAAAATGGTGGTGGCCATATATATTGTGATGGCAATTCTCCCGTTTATTGCTGCGTTTACATTCTTAATGATTCAAGCAATAGTACACGACCATCCTGATATAGACAAGTTTATTAAACTTGGTGCTACAATCATTGGAGAGCCTGCCATTTCGTTTGTTACATTCATCTTAGGTCTCTGTATTAACGGAGAAAAGATGTTGAACAAAAAGATTTCAGAAAATGATAGTATTATGAAGTCTTATATGAAACGGAATAATATTATTATTCAAGCAAAACCCTATAGCGATCAGGATGATATAGGTAAGAAATGATTTAAATTATTTTGGTTATATAATATATTAATGATATGATGATGATAGATAACTCCCAATACCTATAATAGGTATTGGGACTTCTATTGTTGATTATGATATGTACTCTAACAGTTAAAGTAAGAGGAGGAAACCAAAATGCCTTTAAATCAAGCTAAATCATTCAATAGCTTAGAAACCAAGAAATACTCATCTTATCAAAAACAATTACAAGAATATAGACCCACATTAGGTGGGTTAAAATTTTATAATACAGATCCTGATGCGATTACTCAATCCGCATTAATGACGGCTATGTGGAATGGAATGCTAAAGTTCTATATTGTTCCCAGAACAAATATTTCTGTTGGGAAATATGATTGGAATATTAAGAGCAGTACAGCAATCTATTTCAATCCTCATAAGGCAAAGATGTTCTCTGATATTCTGAAAAGATATAAGGAGAATCCAGAATCTAATGATGGGCTTGGTGTTATTTGTGGGAAATCATTGATTACAATAAACAATGGTAAATCATTCAATAAAGAAGAATATCATTCTGCGTTACGAATTATTCGATTCAATAAAGAAAATTCTGTAGAAGCAGAAGCTGCATATCAGCTGAATACAGATTATTATCCTATGATTTCTCAGGTAGGAATTACAGACGGAGTTATAAATTATCAGCAGAATATACATGCTTTCCAGGATATTGAATTAGATATGATTATTGATCAATTGGATCAGTTTGTACTATCTATGACAAATGCTATGGCATACTCCTATATGGATGCAACAAATAAAGAATCTCAAAGAATTAGAAATGGGATTGATAATATCATTACTCGTGTAGGAGCAGAACCAGCCTGGAAGAAGATCAATAAAAAAGCAAATCCTGCTACATCACAGGATCAATATATGCAGAACTTATTTGATGAAGATGATAATCCTACGGATAATGAACCGTCAGAAGATATTAAAAATGCATTTAATGATTTTTAATAGAAGATAAAGAAGAGACATGAATCTCTTCTTTATTTTTTGAGGTATATATGGAAAATACAACACAATTCAAACCAATAGATACTGGGATAGGAATAAATAATACATCTGGTCTTATGGAGTTTGAAGTATTAATGGATTTAGATTTAGCTATTGTTAGTTTTGTCTTGACTCATTTAAAGGAAGATCAATTAATTAGGCCAGAGATTGCAGCAGCAGAAACAATATCCGGTCTAAAGAACTTACTATTATTCAGATCAGAAAGAAACCCACTATCTATTATTATCAGAGATCAATATAAAGACTCTTATGATGAAATCTATCAAGATCTGATGAATAGCTATGGACAAGAAATCTATGATATGGTACGACCTACAGATATTGCCGCTTTTGTTCAATCGGCTTATGATAGTCGTGGATTGGTCAATATTACAATTAACTGTAAGAATGAGAAAGAAGTCAGCAAGATCAATAAACTAAGTCATAATAAGTATCGTACTAGATTGAATGAAACTGATATGAGCATGTATGATGGACTATATATTAAGTATCTACAAGATATTCCTATATATCAGCATGTAGACAAAAAACATATTTATAGTCTGAATACAATGTATAATATGAAAAAGACAGATACAGCATATGAAATTTGTCCTGAAGTATTATTGTATGCAGAAACAAATATTATTAAGCTGATCGATCCATATATGGATTTGTCAGTGCCAAAAGTGGAGGATTTATTATGGGCACAATTAGAGCAAAGGCAATAAACAATGTGGTTTCCAAGAGTATCTTGAGAGAAGTGCAAGATGAAACGTTAGCTACAATTGCTAATGTATTACAGAACTCTTATGGACCAGATGGTTCTACCACAGAAATGAGATCTGTAGTAGATAAGAAAGATAGTGGACGTACAGATTATACCAAAGACGGACATAAGATTTTAGGTGCAGTTAAGTTTAATAAACCTATCGAGATGTCTATTGTAGATGATCTGAGAAATGTAACCAGAAATACTGTAAAGACGGTAGGGGATGGTACAACATCTTCTGTTATTCTGTCTTATAAGCTGTTCCATAAACTGAATAGCTATTGTAAAGAATATAATGTCTCTGAAAAAGAGATTCTGAAGAAAGTAGAAAACGTTGCAGAAAGAATCTATGAAATCATAGAAAAAGATGGGCGTAAAACTACCTTAGAAGACATCTATAATATTGCTTATACATCTACAGATGGTGATGAAGAGATAGCCCAGAATATTAAGAAGATCTATGAAGACTATGGTAACTCTGTCTATATTGATGTAGGCATTTCTAATACCACAGATAATATTCTGAAATCTTATGATGGATTTACCTTTGATGTAGGATACTTCAATGCAAACTTTATTAACAATGCAAAAGATTCTACTTGTGTAATTAGAGATCCTAAGATTTATATCTTTGAAGATCCTATTGATACACCAGAAATGATGGCTCTGCTGGGAACAATTGTTACAGAGAATATCATTATGCCATTGGCTACACGGAACGAAGCAATGAGAGATGGTAAGAAAGATGCTCTCAGTATGCCTGGAGAAGTTCCTACTGTCATACTGGCTCCTAAGTACAGTGAGGATGTACGTTCTGAATTGGATCAGGTATTGCAGACTATTGGAAACTATCCGCCAGAACAGAGGCCTAAACTGCTTATGGTTACCAACATTACTCGGTTAGATTATTTGTATGATTTGGCTAAATTGTCTGGAGCTAAGACGATTAAGAAATATATCGATCCCAATATTCAGAAGATTGATATTGAAAAAGGCATTGCTGCTACTCCAAAGAATGTACATTCTTTTGCTGGCAGTGCTGAACAGGTTATCTCTGATGCTAAGATGACAAAGATCATTAATCCAGCTATGATGTATAACAAAGATGGGTCTAAGTCTTCTATGTATGAAAACTTAGTAAAATCATTAAAGTCTGAATTACAGAAATATGAAGAAACTAAAAAAGATGTAACAGAAATCTATAAACTGAAAAGACGTATTCAGACTTTGGAATGCAATATGGTTGATTACTTAATTGGTGGTATTTCTTATACAGATAGAGATGCTAAGAAAGACTTGGTAGAAGATGCTGTATTGAATTGCAGGTCGGCTGCAGAATATGGTGTAGGCTATGGAGCAAACTTCGAAGCATTAAAAGCTTGCTGCCAGTTAATGGTAGAAATTATGGGCAAAGAGCATGCTATTGACTATAGTCAGTACCCCTATGCGGAAGACCTTACAAAAGACGCTATTCGCTTAATACTGGATGCCTATAAGTCCCTGTTCCAATTGATTTACAACAAGGATAATACGGCATCTGAAACAAGACTCAATGAAATCGTCAATGATTCTTTGAAATATAACTGTCCATTGAATTTAAGAACGGGAGAATATGATAAGAAAGTATTATCCTCTATTAAATCAGACATTGTTATTCTAAAAGCAATCATTACTATTATTGGACTGATGTTTAAGACCAACCAATATCTCTTACCAGATCCTGCATTCAATACATATGATTTTGATAATTAAGCATTTTGTAATCTAACTATTTTTCAATTATATAATATATACATGATAAGGAAGGGTAGTCTGAAGGATATGTCGGACTATTCGATGCTGTATGTTCGGTTTCGGCTGGCATACGAGTATTTATCGAGGCTAGGCGGTCAATCCGGATACCAGCAGAAATAAACCAACTGTGCGGTGACAAGGTCGGATAACAGCCTCTGAGGATACCGTCACCACTACGTAAAGTGAGAATATCGTAGACTGGCACTAAGCAAAAATCTCACGAATTAAAAATCAGAAATCGTTTTTCTGCAAACGGAGAATGGAGTCCGTATTGTAGGCGGGGGCCTACAGACAAATCTATAGAAATATAGATCACGGTTGAGAAGGAATTAACTCTATAATAGGTCATCCCGAAGCAGTTTTTAAGGTTTCTAAAGAATAAGAGGCAGTAAAACATATCCACTCCCTTTTATTTTTTGATTTTATACTTAACTATTCAGTAATCATATATGTTGGTCTAAGGCTTTTATTGGCCTTAGACCTCCTTCTTTCTTTATAGGAGATTCTTTTATGATTATTAAGACAACATATTCGAACTATATAGACAACCCGGGAATTATCAAAGGCGTATCTACTAATGCACAAATGAAGCTAATCAAAGCAGATTATAAAAGACGTTTCGATACTGTCATGGTTAGAGAAGCAGGAGAGATGGCATATTATTTATATAAAGATACGAGAGAGTCTAATCGATATTATGCCCATCTGATGGTTCCTTCTGAAAATACAAAAGGAATTTACTATGACGTCGTTATAGAATTCAGTACAGATAAGCCAGATGTTATGCTATCCAATCTGAATATGTATAATGTCAGATTCTTCTCCAACGACCCAGCTTTTATTTTTACGTATGCCTATACATTCAAACATTCTGGACTAACTATAGATTGGCTAGAAAAGAAAATGAATAGAAAAGCATTAACAGATAAACCAGTTATACGTAACCCTAGAATGCAAACGGGATATGTAAAGTCTTTGTACTTTGCTTATTACTTCATGAAACTGAGACGATTATTTTTTGCTGAAGAAGCTTGGAAGACTGCTAAACCACTAAATAAAGCCAATGTCTTGAAAATGATTGTGGACTCTGAAACCAAATTGGGGGATATCAAACGAGTTAAAGAGATCCAAAAGAAAATCAAAGAGCAAGAGAGGCAAGATAAAGCGATTGTTAAAGATTTAACGGGGTATGCTTCTGATAATGTAAAGATTGCTAAGACAGTGGCTAAAGCATCTAAAGTTGGAAGAATCAAATCCGCTATTAAATCTGTCAGAACAGCTTCTGTCATAAAACGTATTGGACGCAAAAAATAAATTTAAATGTATATTATATAGACGAGAGTTAAGTGTATCTATTTTCAAAAGGAGGAAAATTGATGCCGAACGAAAACGAATTTGTTGAGGAAGTTATAAAAAGAGGCATAATCCCGATTGATGATTGGATGCCTCAATCTGAAGAGGAGGAGATATTTAAAATTATCGGTAATGCCATTCAGTGTAATGAATGTGCTATTGCTTATGGAAATGAACCAGGATCATTAATGTCATTCTTTATGATGAGTGCTAAAAGAGGATACAACTCTAAAACACAAATTAAGAATGGTAAAGTGGTCGTAGGGTTTAGAAATCATTGTACACAATATTTAAATTATTTTGAAAAATTCTATGATACGAACCACGAACTAGTGGGTATTTATGGACAAATCAAGTATTTCATCGATTATATGGAGGATACTTATACCGAACAAAATTTCATTAATGATTTGATTCGGTTTATTATCTCTTATGATGAACATGCGAATCCAACATTACATGCGAATATTCGTAAACTAGTAAAAGACAACTATATGGTTCATCTATCCTATTCTAATACTAAGAATCCTTGCTTGGAATATACAGATGAACATGCAGAGATCTTAATGGAGATCTCATTTATTCAGAATTGTATTATTCCGTTGATCATGCATTTTGTATGGTCTAAACGATATGATAATATCGAAATCAAAAATATCTTGCTGACTTGCTATGATTATATCATGCAAGAAATCAAGAGAGTTTATAATATAGACATTATTGCTAAATTGTACGAGACCACAATGACAAACGTACAGAAGTCTGTCAATAGCAATAAAGTATTATGGGATATGCAGGATATCAGAGGTCGCAATCCAACCTCTCATTCTATGAATACAATAGAAGATCTAATCATCCAAGTCTTCCCAAAATATACATTCAATAAAAACATTGTTTGTTTTAACTATGATGCGATAGGAAGAGAAGTTAAATATAAGGTTGTTGATGCACCTTATGAATTCCAGATGGCATCCGTATCATCTTCAGAAAGAGATGAAGATAATAATAGTGAAGCGGATAAATTTGAGGCACATATTGCTAAGATTGATGAATCTATGGTTATACAATCCAATGTCAATTGTAGACATACAATGGAAACAATTAAACGAAAGTATGGTCCTTTTGATGAAGGAGAGATTGTATTCTATATGCACGAATTATCCAAAGAAGGAAAACCAATCAAGAACCAGTTTCAATTTAACTTGGTGATGTATCCATTCTTTAAAGAATTCAAAGATATTCAAGCCGCTAGAATGATTTCTAATAGAGATTATGTTATTTGTATGCTGGCGGTTAAGAAGATGCTACTTAGCAATGGACAATCATTGCTTCCTTATATTATTGCTGGAAAAGTCGAACGATTGGTTAGCAGAAAGAATGTCAATCGAAAGATTACCCAACGTATTGGGATATCTGAATCTTATCCAAAAGTTGTCGCTAAATATGGCAATAAGAAGATTCAAGATGAAGGAATATTTGCTTTAATCTCTAAAATATTGTCTTCTAAGTTTACTTATATCAATTATAGAAACAGAGAAGAACATGGACAGGTAATTCCGATACAGCCATTACCGGAAAAATTATGCGAAGAAGTTCTTCAATATGTAATGATGATCTGACAATATGGTAGAGCGATATCGCTCTACCATATATTTTTTATAGTTAGGAGGTGAACAGAGATATGAAAGACCAAGCAACCTATGTATTACAATCATTATTAGAAAGACATTTTAAAGATGAAATGACTATTAGAAATGGAGAAGCTATTATACGTTGTCCATTCTGTGGAGACAGCAGTGCCTCTCATAAAGCTCATTTCTATATTAAGTTAGGCTCAGAAACAGAAGCCCCATTATATCATTGCTTTAAATGCGAAGCTAAAGGATTATTCACTCCAGATATTATTCGGACTATTATTCCAGATCAAGAGATTACGCAGAAAGATATAGAAGACTTACAGATTATTGCAGAGTCTATTACTGGAAAAGTAAATTTCTCTAAGATGAGAATAGGCTACCATAAGATATCCAGATCTGTTAATTACAATTATCAAATATTGGATATAGAATTAGCTAAAAAGAAATTAAACTATATCAACCAACGATTAGGTTTGTCTATGTCTATAGAAGAAGCACAGAAAAATAAGATTGTATTCAATTTAAAAGAATTGTTACAAATGAATCAACTATCCTCTACCGCTTTACCAGGAATTATAGAAGATATTCATACATATTTTGTAGGCTTTCTATCTCTGGACAACTCTTATTTGATTATGAGAAATACCGAAGAATCTAAGTCATATATTAAATCTCGATATTATAATTATGAATTGTTTAATAAGAATCTGAAGCATATTCGCAATTATTGTATTCCTACGCAGATTGATGTATTATCCAAAGATCCAATTAAGATTCATGTAGCAGAAGGATGCTTTGATATCTTATCAATCTTTTATCATTTAAGAAATCAAAATAGACTAAATAATATTTATATTGCTTCTAATGGTAAAGGGTACTTTAACGTAGTTCGAACGTTAATAGAATCTTATGGATTGGAAAATATAGAAATTCATTATTATCCTGACAAAGATGTAAGCAATGAAGAATTATCTCATTATATTCAGAAACTATTGATCTTAAATATTCCTATCTATATTCACAGAAACAATTATAAAGGTGAAAAGGATTTTGGAGTATCTAAAGATAGAATTGATGAGATTGTTTGTAATATTTAATTAATTCTATAACAGTATATTGATGATAGAGAAGTTCGTAGGCGCTTACAGCAATTTTACTCACTATAAATTGGATATAGATGCGTCTAGTTTCTCTACACACGCCGTACTGTAGAGGTACGGCCTCTTAAAAAGGCCCACACAGCAAACCAAAACTTACAAAACGAACATACGCCTTGGAGCGTTTCAGCGTCTATTTCCCTTAAGATAGCGCAATCTTTAGGAGTCTGACAGCTGAGTCAAGAACTCAACAATTCCTAAGACCTAAATAGGGTCTTGTAATAAATTTGGATCTTAGGAATGAGTTCTATGATTTTATTTTATTTTTTATTGTATAATTCGATCTAAACCAATAATGGTTTAGATGATTCTTTATTCTATATGGGTGTGATATGATGACTAAAGAAGATATACTCAATGGATTGGTAGATGGAAAAACATATCATTTTGATGTAGACAATACATCCTATTGGATCTATAAAAATAAGTATAATATATGTATCGGAGTTTACTATATCAGTTCAGATAAAAGCAAACAGCTTGTAAATTCTAAAATATACAATATCACATCCAGATTAGATGTGGAACATTTCTTCCAATTCTTACATAAATCTCGTATTATACAATAATCATATATTTTTATTTTTTATTAGGTGTGTAGAGACACTTAGGAGGTAATAAAAATGGATCTTATGAACATGATGAGAGCTAATATTCTCACAAAAACAGAGAAGGGTGCTATTGGTTATGAAAGTACTGGCCATGCATTAGTTGATTTGAATTTCTCTGTACCTATGTTAAGAAGTACATTCTCTGAATTTAGAAAACAAATTAAAGATTACAATAATGATCAAATCGATTATAGTACGCTCAAATCAATGTGTATACAATTTGATTTGGCTTATCATGAAGATAAAATTAGAACGATCAAATGGTTATTGTATTTAAGAGATATCAAACATGGTTTAGGAGAAAGAGATGCTTTTCGTGGTTTATTAGCACATCTGTCTGATATAGATCCGGATGCAACCATGAATATACTCTTATCTATGCTTATTCAGGATATTGGCAGATGGGATGATATTATCGATCTTTATTTTACTACAGCCAATAGCAAAGTCAAAAGTTTGTGCAAGTTAACTATCAATTCTCAACTAAAAACAGATATTAAAAATATGAAGGAAAATAAATCAATTAGTTTATTGGCTAAATGGATTCCTTCTATGAATACATCTTCTGTATATACTCGTAGAAGAGCAAGAGAATTGAAAAAAGCGTTGCCAAGCTTCTGCAAATATACGGATAAGCAATATAGAAAACTCTTGTCTCAGTTGAGAAAGTATCTTGATGTATTGGAAGTTAAAATGTCTGATAACCAATGGTACAATATCAATTATGAACATGTACCATCTAAAGCTAATTTGATATACAATGGTGCTTTCTTACGTCATGATGAAAATAGAAGAAGGCAGTATTTAGAAGATTTAAAACAAGGCAAAGCCAAAATCAATGCTAATAGTCTCTTCTTGTATGATATTGTACGTAAATACTGGAATGGCGGATTTGCTGAAATAGATGATACGTTAGAAGAACTTTGGAAGCATCAAACTCCTCCTGGATCGTTATTAGAAGACACATTGGTTATTCGAGATGGATCTGGTAGTATGAGATGCACTATTAATGATTCATTGACGGCACAAAATGTGGCAGATTCTATTACATTGTATTGTGCAGAACATATTAAATCCGAAGCGTTCAAGAATAAGTTTATTTCATTTAGCATGAGACCGTATATTGTAGATCTGAATATGTATCATACTTTATATGATAAACTGATTGCTCTGGCTCACTATGATGATTGCTCCAATACGGATATTGAATCTGTATTTAATTTAGTATTGAATACTGCGATTAATAATAAGCTATCTCAAGAAGATCTTCCAAAGAATCTGATTATTATATCAGATATGGAATTTGATATGGCTATGGATGGTTCTACTGACCAAGCATTGTTTGATATGATTTCTGAGCGTTATAAATCACACGGTTATACTATACCACGGCTTATCTTCTGGAACGTCAATTCGCGTACTGGTACGATCCCAATGACACGTAATTCCAATGGTTTGGTACTTGTATCTGGCTTTTCTAAAACAATTGTAGAAATGATATTAACAGAAGAATTAGATCCATATAAGGCATTAATTAAGATCTTAGATCCAATGTATCCACAGATCGATCTTATGTTTGCCGAACAGAATAAGTAGGTTCTAACATTATAGTAGGGCGCGGAACCCCATAACGATAGTTCTCAGAGAGTTTTATAATAGTTGCACTATCTGAGAACACCTTGTATGACAATATATCCCATAGACTCATATGAGTCTATGGGAATTCTTTTGCTTAAGTAAGAGAAAGATAATATCAAAATCTATAACTCTCAAATTTGTATATAACAGAGCCAATAATAATATAAGTGGAAGAGTGTATATAGAGTTATCATCCTTCTCTAATTAAGACTCATCTGTATATGCATCTACAGACAAGTATATAAGATCGTGCCATCAGCAAGATACGATTTTGGATAAAGTCCTGTACGGTATAAGAAAGATGCGTTACCAAATAGAAGAAAAAACTGTATGACTTCAACCCTGATGGGATATCTTATACATAGCGAATAATGCTATGATTATTATAATGTTTAAGAATATATAATTGTATATCAGAGACTCATATGAGTCTCTGATTCTTTTTTGTAATCTAAGTTCTTTTAAAGTATATATTATAGAGATGAGAGAAGATATAGGCGGATCTATATCTTCTCCAAATCTATAGAAAGGAGGACTTAGAAATTATGATAATTCATAATTCCATATCTGCCGAAGATAGTCGACAGATGTACAAGAAAGCTTTGTTTGATCTGGAAAATAACTTTCCGATTAATGAAGCAAACAAGGAATGCTACCATACCTTAAAGGAATCATTCCTTACAAATCTTGTTAAGATTCAGGATATCATTATATCTCAGTCTTAATTAAGATATGGAGTCTTGATAAAGGCTCCTACAGCAATTTAAAGATCCGTCCTCCAGAGACCTTTATACAATAGTTATATACATTGTTAAAATCTCCGGAGGCGTATTTTATATATCAATTTTATTTATAGTCAAAAGGAGGACTAAAAATGGATGCTAAAAATTATAAGGCTGTTGACAGAATTGTGACAAAAATTGATGGTGAGTTTTATATGAGTGATTCAATATTGTATATATTTCCACTAAAGGCCTATACAAATATCAATATAGGTCAATTATTCCGTTTCACTGCATTCGAATTAGACCAGCAATATTGGTATGGAGAAGGAGAAGATGAGCATTTGATTGATACGATCATTTATGCAGACTATATCGATTCCGATGCTAATCGGCACGCTCAAGATATAGACTACGCATATCGATTAATTGATACGTGTTTAGATCTTCCAGATCGTAAAATTACGAATATTAGAGTATTAGATACGATCGACTTTGAAGCTAAAATGAACTTCAAAACCGGAAGAATCTATTTCTTAGATACCAAAGCCGGAACCAAGAAACAGCCGCATATTAGGCCTATGATCCAATGGAATAAGCCAAAATTGTGTCTGTTTGGAGTGGGTGTAGTGACCGCACTATTTACTATTATATACTGGATATACACAATGGTTAGTCTATATACCGCCAGTGATTATAATAGTATGATTGCTTCTACAGCATTTATGATTTCTATCATATGTGCCAATATATGGTATACGTACTATATTTTAACAGAAACATAAGAATTGTCGGTGGACTATATAGTCCACCGATATTATTTTTTATTTATTTTATCGTATTCATATCTACGATAGTCTTACCATATTTATCAGCTACTTCGTGTTCAATTTTACATCCTCTAGCAGATGCCCAGTCTCCAATGAATACGACTACATCAGCTTCCGCCATAATCTTAAGACTTTCTCCTAAACATGCGATAGGAGGCAGATCTTTAAACTCTGGTTTATAAGAATCTAATATTGTCACATCATCATTGTACTTTTCTCTAATGGCGGCTACAGCCTCGTTACGAGCATTAACAATTTGCTCCTGCGACTTATTTTTCATCGACTGTGAAATAAAAATTTTCTTCATATGGTCCTCCTAAATAATAATATATTATGATTATTATATAGATATTATAATACAAATCAACTTTTATTTTTTTTTGATTATATATTATAGATATAGAGAAGTTCGTTTATATTTTATAAAA